GAAACTCTGCATGCCGGTACCGAAATCGTCGATGGCGATGTGGCAGCCCAGCGCGCGCAGATCAATGATCAGGTGTCCCTCGCCGCCCTGAGCGGCGGCATAGATTGGGATGAGTCTGTCTAGTGCTGTCTGGCCGGCGGGAATAATAGTCGGGCGGTCTCCTATTGTGCGCCGACCGCCAAGATCCCAAACCTCTTGATCGGTAATGGGGGGCTCACTCCGGCCCACGAACAAGGGGACGAGCTTCTCGATGATTTCGTGCGGCAGGTACTTTTGCAGGAACTTCTTGGGATCCTCGTAATGCTGGTAGCCGGATGCAGTTTTGTAGCCTAGCGCTTGGGCTGCTTCGGCCATGGTTACGCCCGCGCGGTTGCGCAGCGCCTTTAAACGTTCCGTGACCGGAATATCTGCCATAAAACGCGTATAGCGTATAAGGCGCATGGAATCAAGTTGACCGTTTGTACGTTTTTAACGTATTAGCAAGTCATGATCGACACTGTCACCGACGTTCCCCCGGATCTGCGACCCGCCGCTCGAGAGACGCTCGCGGCGGTAGGGCCGGTCGAGCCATCCCCCTCCCCAGAGCTGGCTCCCGGCCCACCCCCTTCTTTGCCCGCTCGAAAGACCCGAGCCGATTACTTCCATCTGCGGCGAACCCCGGCCCTGGTGAACCAGGCCCGTTCCCTTTATCGGCGCGGCGAGCGTTATGCGACGATCGCCCGGGCACTAGGCGTCAATCCCGATACGGTGCGCCGCTGGCTCGACCCTGATTACGATCGCATGCGCCGCAGTCGCGCCGTTCACCGAAGTGAGAGCGAGGAGCTTGCCGCCGAAGAAGCGCTCTTGCCGACGCTTCCCTATGTGCCCGGCATCACCATTTCCGGCCGTTACCGCATGAAACGGCCCTAGCCGCCGATAATCGGCCAGCATCGATCTGAAAGGAAAGCCCATGAAAGCCGGACGCAAACGCAAGCCGGGGCCCCGCTATGCCTCCGGTGACAGGGTCAAAGTTGTGCGCCAGGAAGAAACGCGCCGCACGGCGCTCGAAGCCCGCATGCGCATTTTCGGAGTTGGCCTTGAAATGGCCGGCCGCGATGTGATGGGCTCACCCCTGGGCCGTCTGCTGAACTGGAATATCATCACCCCCGCCCAGGCCGATGCCGGCTATGACTTCGCGCTGACCTTGCGGGATTATCTGGCGGCAAGTGGCGGCCAGCGACCGAGCCAGGGCAAGGCTGGTTTCCTTCCGGCGCTTGGAAGCTCGGGCGACAGCGACATGCCGATCGGCATACAGGAGCGGGCGCGCACTTACATGGAAGCGCTGCGTGAAGTCGACTGTCTCGATCCGACTTCGCCTTCGGCCACGAGCATCGTGTGGGATGTCTGCATCTCGGAGAATGATCGCATGCGTGACAAGGAACTCGGACTTCTGCGCTCGGGTCTCAATGCGATCAGCCGGGTACACCATCGTGGCATCGTCTCACGGACTCGATAGCCGCGCTGGCCTGAGTGAGTGCCTTGACTCTTCGGGCCAAGGCGTGAGAGTTGGGAAATATCAAGATCGAACAATAGACGCCCGGAGCTCAGCTGCTGCCGGGCTTTTTTCATTCGCGCAGGAGTAGAGTTTGTTCGTCGCGCTTCGGGTCACTTGTTTGTTGACTCCCCGGGCCGGAGCATGAGAGTTGGGAAATATCAAGATCAGAATTATCACGCCCGGCGCCTAAAGTGCCGGGCGTTTTCGTTGCGAACTCCAGAAATGGCAGGCATTCCATGTCGAAGAAGCGTGACCGCGCCGATCCATTCCATCGCGAGCGCCGAAAGATCCGCGAGAGCGGTGTCCTCGATGCGTTGATCGACTATGTCGAAGGAAAGCGGGATCTGTCATCGAGCCAGGTATCCGCCGCTCTCGGGCTGCTCAGGAAGTCCATATCGGATCTCTCGACCCATGCATCCTCCGGGGCGGTCGAAAGTATGAAAAACGAGCTAATCACGGCCGATGCGGCCCCGATAGAAATTCGCATTGTCGACGCTCAACGTTGACGTGCCGCGTGCCTTCCAGCCGTTATTGGTGCCCCGGCGCTACAAGGGCGCCTATGGCGGGAGAGGCGGCGCGAAATCACATTTCTTCGCTGAACAGCTGGTGCTCCGCTGTTATGGGCGACAGACGCGGGCGGTGTGCATCCGCGAGGTGCAGAACTCGATAAAGGAATCGGTCCGGCAGCTCATCATCGACAAGATTGCCAAGTTCGGCGTCGGCGCGTGTTTCCACATTCTTGAGACTGAAATTCGTGGCGCCAACGGATCGTTGATCATCTTTCGCGGCATGCAGTCCTATAACGCCGAGAATATCAAGTCGCTCGAGGATTATGATATAGCGTGGGTCGAGGAGGCGCAGAGCCTCTCGGCAAAGTCACTGCGTCTCCTGCGTCCGACGATCCGCAAGGAGGACTCGGAGATCTGGTTCAGTTGGAATCCGAGATATGAGACCGACGCCGTCGACGCCTTCTTCAGGAGCGGCAGGCCACGTGCGGACGCCATCGTCGCCTCGGTGAACGGGAACGACAATCCATGGTTCCCCGAAGTCTTGCAGCGTGAGAGGGACAGCGACTACATCTCGGATCCCGAGATGGCGGCGCATGTCTGGGGTGGCGGCTACGAAATGACGTCCGAGGCCGCGTATTATGCGGGCCTCATTGCGCAGGCGGAAAGCGACGGCCGGATCGGCGATTTCGGCTATCGCGCAGACCTTCCTGTCAGGACTGCCTGGGACATCGGCGTCGATGACTATACGGCGATCTGGTTCATCCAGGACGACGGAGTCGGCGCCACGGTTATCGATTATCACGAGTTCTCGGGCCTCGGCGCCGAAGACATCGTACGAACCGCTTTGCCGGAACTGATACCAGATCCTCCGGAGAGTTTCCTGGCCCGGCGCCGTATCGAGCGTATCGAAGCCTTTCGCTATGGCGAGCATTTTCTGCCCCATGACGTGAAAGTACGTGAATGGGGCGCGGGCGGCAGAACCAGGGCGCTGACGCTCATGGGGCTTGGAGTCAAGCCGATCCATGTGGGCGCTCAGCAGGGTCCGGTCGAGCGGATCAATGCCGCGCGAAGGCTACTGCCCCTCGTTCGGTTCAATCGTACGAAGCGGGTGATGTTGGGCGTGTCGAGGTTGCGGCGCTATTGCCGGCGAATGAATGACAGTCTTGGCGCTTATACCGGCCCCCTGCATGACCAGAACAGTCATGGTGCGGATGCTTTCGGCGAATATGCCATCAATTGCGAGCTTATGATGCCGAGGCCGCCGCTCATTCAAAAGAAGGACCGGTCCCGCGGGACAGTTTGCCTTCCCGGTCCCCCCGCAGATCGTCCAAGCAAGAGAACGCGCACATGAATGACTATGAGACCGCCGATACTGAGGCGACGATCCGTGATGCGCGTCCCTGGCTGGAGTGCATTGGCGACGCCAAGAAATACTTCCAGCTTTGGCTCGATAAGTGCGACAGCATCGATAAGCTCTATGCCGATTTGAGGCGTCTCGCGGATGTCAGCGGCGACCGCGAGTTCCAGATGTTTTGGGCGAATCTGGAGGTGTTAAGGCCTTCCATCTATTCGAGACCGCCGCAGCCCGCCGTTGCGACGCGGTTCAAGGACATGTCACCTGTGCCGCGCGCCGCTTCCGCGATGCTCGAGCGTGCCCTCATCGTCAATATCGAGGCCGAAGACATAAACTCCGTCATGCTGGCGGTCAGGGATGACATGCTGATCAATGGTCGCGGTGTCGCGTGGGTGCGCTATGAAGACGACAGCGATCCGACCGAGGAGAACGGGCCTGCGCAGGAGCCGCGGAACCAGAGCGTGCCCTATGAGCATGTGGATCGCGCCGACTTTCTTCATGAGCCGGCGCGCAAATGGCCGGAGGTTGGTTGGGTCGCGAAACGCGCCTGGCTGACGCGGGACCAAGGTATTGCTCGTTTCGGGGAAATTTTTGCCAGGATAGATCTCAAGGCGCGGCATGAATCATCCGACAGTGAAGCAGGCTACAAGGGAGAGAAGAAGGGCGAGGTTTGGGAGGTTTGGTCCAAGACCAGGAACTGCGTTGTCTGGATCGCCGAGGGGGTAGATGAGGTCCTCGACATCCGCGCACCCTTCCTGAAACTCGACGGGTTCTTTCCATGCCCGAAACCGGCCTATTCGACACTGGAGCGGCGCAAACTAATACCCGTGCCCGATTATTACTTCTGCCGCGATCAGTTTGACGAGATCAACGAATTGACGGCCCGCATATCGGCATTGGCCGACGGCTTGCGGATGAAAGGTTTCTATGCCGCGGGCGCCGGCGATCTGGCGGAAGCGGTCGAGGCGGCCCTGCGCCAGCAGGACAATAACGCGATCCTGGTACCTGTCGCAAACTTTGCGGCGCTGGGCGGCGCCATTCTCAGGGACAGCATTATATGGCTGCCGATCACTGAAGTTGCCGCAACCATCAGGGAATTGCTCCTGTTGCGGCGGCAGATCATTGATGACGTATATCAGATCACTGGACTGAGCGACATCATGCGCGGCGCCACCGAGCCGCAGGAGACTGCGACCGCGCAAGAATTGAAGAGTCAGTATGGCTCGGTGCGCATTAGGGAGCGGCAAACCGAGCTCGTGAGATTCGCCCGCGACCTGGTGCGGATTGCCGGTGAGATCATGGCCGAGAATTTCACGCCGGAGACATTCACCACGGTAGCCCAGATGAGCTTGCCGACAGCGGCAGAGATTCAGGAGCAGGCACGGGACCTCACGGAGAATGTAACGAAGCTCTTTCAGGAAACCGATGGCCAGAGCACGGCGCAATTGCCCGACCAATTTCAGGAAATTCGCCAAGAGACGCAAGCGCGGCTGAACGAACTTGCCGAGACGGTTACGATCGACCAGGTGGTCGCTCTTCTCAGGGAGCAGCGTATTCGGCCGTTTGTGCTTGAGATCGAGACCGACAGC